CCCCGCACCACCGCGAGGTCACCCCGAGCGCTGAGGACGACGTCGCTCAGCGTCGACGACGCGGCATTGCCGTTCGCCGGCTGGAACTTCAGCAGGATGTCGGAACCGAACGTCGCAACCTCCGGCGTCACTGGACGGTGTGCATGGAACTCGATCAGTTCGAGCGTGTATGGGTCGTCGACCGATGGCAGGACTGGCCACGGGATGTTGATCTGCAGGTGGTCCTTGTCGTTGCCGATGCACACGCGTTGGTACTCGATTCCGAGGTGTGTGAGCGTGATCGTGTATCCGGTCCACTGGTTAGGGATCCACCCAGGGAGTCCGTTCTCGGTGAAGCTCGTGTCGATCAGCTCGTACGACGTGCCAGTGTCGCTGACCGTGTTGGAGAGCGTCGGCGCGAGCTGCGGAGGACCGAGCGGTGTGACGAGCGAACCCGTCGCGAAGTCCGGCACCTGGATGAACTCGCCCCACGCGATCGTGCCGCTCGGCTTGCCGACGGTGTTCGAGACGATGTACGGCGACTGCAGGTTGTTCAGCAGCACGAGGTCGATGAACCGCTGCGTGTCGCCGAGCAGCCGCTGCGCGAGCGACCAGATGGTGTCACCACTATTCACCACCACCGTCCGCACAGAATTCGACTTGGCGAGCTTCGTAACGTCGGTGATGAGTCCGAGCCCGCTGCTGTTCAGGAACGGGTTCGTGTCCGGCGACCCAGTCGATCCAGCTGTCGGCTGCATGACTGCCGTCGCGGTTCCTTGCTTCGCCTGACCGACGGCGTACTTCCGATTCTCACGCACGACGTCGAGGTTCGTCGCGTTTCTGATCGTCGCGATGACGTTCGCCTTGAGGTAGTCGCTGAGGTGCTGCATCTCCAGGTACCACTCGTTCAACTCGCCGGACAGCTCTCCGGTGTTGACGAACGTGTACAGCGTGGAGATGTCCTCGTTGAGCGAGAGCGACACTGCCGAGATACCGGCAAGCGTGTTGTCGAGCTGACGCAGGAGCACGAGCGGTGTCGTCAGCACCGTCGTGAAAGCGTCGTGCGCATTCTCGAAGTAGCCGACCACTCCGTTGACTCTCCGAAGCGCGGACTGCATGAGGCGCTCGGTCTTGCCCGACAGGTGCTTCAGGAAATCGGTGGCCGATCCATTCATCTCCGTCATGCGGTTGAGGGACTGCTTGACGCCCGGGTTGATGATGCTGTCCGCGTTCAGCCCGAGGAAGGCGCGCTGCACTTCATCGAGATCGCGACCAACCGTCGTTGACTCCTCGATGGCCTGCAGCGCGATCGAGTAGTCGTACGAGAACGGCTTGCGCGACGATCGCGTCATCGTGAACTCTTGAGGTTCGACGCGCCAATACTCATCGTTCTTCGTGTCGATGTAGTTCATCGTCACGTCGGTGCGACCTTGACGCAGCTCGAACGCATAGCGGCGGAAGAGATGCCGCAAGCGATGGAATGCCAAGAATCCAGATCGCTCAGCGAGTACCGTGTCGAGGTTAGCTCTCCCAGTCGGTGTCAGCGGGAGCAGCGACCCACGAGCTGGCTTCCCTGCAGCGTTGACCCACCCACTATTACTGGAATGGAGGCTTGCTCCCTGCTTCAGCGGAGTGAAACCAGTCGTACCCGAGATCGAGAGCGGCTTGACGAGTCCGCCGCGCGACTCACGGATCTTCCCACCACCCTGCGTGAAGGTGATCGACGTCGCGACCGGTTCGCTCATGCGGATCTGTTGCGGGTTGAGATCGAGCACGACGAAGCGCTCCTTCTCGATGGATTCGATCCCTTCGTTGCTCTCCGCTGTGTCGCCGCCTTCGTAGCGCATGTAGAACGCGTAGCGCGAGGACTGAAGGAAGCGCTTCCCGAAGTCCAGGTCTGGGTACTGTGGTCGTCCTTGTTCGCTCGCCATGTTGATCCTCAGAGGATGGGAAACACCACTGGTCCTGTGTAGGTGACCGTGCCGCCGATGATCGCCTGCGCGTAGAAGTCACCTGCGATGAGGGAGGTCGCAGCTGCCTTGGTCGCTGCGCTGTTCGTGTTGTTCAGGAAGTCCGAAGTGAGGAGTGCCTGGAGCCCGAGGTGGGTTGGAGGCACGATCGCTATCGCGCCTGCGAACGAGGTCGCGAGACCACCAGCGACGGCGACCCAGAATGCCTGCACTGCCGCAGTGATGATGGCAGCTCCAGCTCCGGGCGCGTTCATGCCTGTCAGCGCTGCCAGCATCGCCGCCTTCCCGAGCGACACCCCAGTGGGAGTGATCTGAGGGACACCAGCCTGCGCGTCTGCAGCGAACACCGCGTACGCGTCAGCCAACGTCTGCGCAGCCTGCGCCTCGGTATCGACCGGGTCGAGGTTGAGCAGCTCGTTCGCGAGCGTCGACGCTACCATCACCATTACGTCTGCTCCTTCTGCGTGAAGGCCATGTCGCTCAGGATGTTGGCGAGCTGTGCTTCTTCGGTGGTGTATGTCGCCGCGTTGTTCGGAGGTCCGCTCGGACCAGTACCTGTCGGGTGGATGTGAGTGGCGAGTGCGTTGAGCACTGTGCTCATCATCGACTTCCAGAGCTGCCCGAGCACGAGGTTCTCTGTCGCGCCTTGGTCGCCGATGAACACGTCCTTGCCGGGAGCAGGCTTCACGCGGACGTTCCCGTCCTTGTCGATCTCGATCTCGGCACCGTTGTGCTTGGTCAAACGACGCTCGCCGTTCGACTCCTGCGCACCGTACGTTGCGAACGAGTGACGGAACACCCCGATGATCACCGGACGCTGACGCGAACCTTCGATGAACCCGATGAGCACGCGGTCGCCGTCGGTATCCTGCGCGGGCGACTGGCGGTTGAACTTGCCCGAAGCTCCAGGACGCATCTTCGTCGCCGGATGCAGGACGTTGTCATCACCGTTCGTGAGACCACTCATCACGTCGAGCCGCCGGCACCCGATGAGCACGTCGCCAGTGACGAGGTCGCGACACGTGTACTCGACCTGAGCGCGGGATCGGTTGCCCGGCTGCTTAACGTACTTCCGATCGATCACCACCATCTCGTGGAGACCGAACATCGCGTACGACGGCACGTTGCCGGTGAGGATCACCGAGCGGTGCTGCAGGCCCGCCTGGATCGGTTGTCCGTCTGCTGAGTAGCTATCGTCGTTCATTGGGTGGACTGCGCATTCTGCACGGTGCGTTCGTCGGCATCTGAAGACGCGTCCATGCCGTCGGTCGGGTTAGACACGCCCCAGTTCACCCACCCGGGTGGGATGCCAGAGCCTTCGGACGTCCAGATTAGGTTGTTCGGAAGGTCCGACTGACCCTCGATGTAGCCGCGCACGCACGTGAGCTGCGTGCGGCTCTGTCCTGGGGACACACCGAACGTGTGGTTCACACCCTGAACGTAGTAGGAGAGGATGCGGTCGTCGACGCGGAGATACCTCAGCCGAGTGCCGACGCGGATCTCCGGCCGGAAGCGACACGTGATCGTCGCCGAGCGGAGCAGCTCGTTGCACGCATACCACGTCGAGATCAGCTCGATGTAGTAGTGGTAGACGTCACCGAAGATCGCTGTCGAGTCGCCTTCGTTGAACGAGTCGCCAGCAGCGGAAGATGCGAACGAATACCTCGTCTCACCCTCGAACCTGCGGATCCCGAACTTGGGGATGGAGTCGAGGTTGACCTTGATCCCGAAGATCAGCTCCCACGCGACCGGACCGAGATCCGGGAACGCGATCTTGAAGAAGTTGACGACGTCGTGCGTAGAGAACGCCTCGTCGTAGTCGAAGACCTCCTGGTAGTCGAGGTGGTTCACCGGAAGCAGCCTGAACGAGTCGCGGTCGTACGGTTGCTGGCGGAGAACGAGCGCGACCACGGGCATCGGCGGGCTGTTCACCGCGCTGTCGACGGTGCCGGAGAAATCCTGCTCCAGGGTGCTCTGGTTGAACACGCCGGACGAAGAGACGTCCTGCTTCTTCGCGAGCTGCTTCGCGATGTCGTCGTCGCTCATGGTCTCGCCAGCGACGGTGCCGAGCTGCTTGAGCACGTCGAACTCGCGCTGCGAGAAGTCGCGGACGTCGATGAAGAACTCGTTGACGATCCGGTTCGCGAACCCGTCGAGCAGGTTCCACACGTTCCCTGCCTGCGTCACACCTGGGGACTGTGCGAGGGAGTAGCCGAAGATCGGAGTCTGCACGAAGGCAGAGACGTTGAGCAGGGAGAGCAGGGACACCGGTTGTCCGGTGACTTCATTCGTGGTGCTCGGCAGCGTCCACTGACCGCCGACGAGCTTCGAGTTGGTCGCGCTGAAGCGGTAGATCAGGTCGAGCAGCGTCAGGATGTTCTCGGAAGGGCTGAGCGCTGACTGGTTCGCCTCTGCAGCCTGTGTGATGAACTTCGAGTCGAAGAAGGTCTGGTCGATGACAGCGAACGCCTTGTCGAAGACGGTCTGCGTCTCCTGCAGCACCGCTCCGAAGTCACGACCGGTGATCGACACAGACTCGATCGTCGCGCCGTTGCTTCCAGCGGTCGTGGTCTTCCCGACGCGATCGATGATGCCGACGGTGACCATCGTCCCGTGCGTGCGCTGGTCCCAACCGTATCGGTGGTCGTCGTCCATGAAGATGATGAACACGTCACCAGGCTTGATGAGGATGTCGTAGGGGAGCCGGGGCTTCACCTGGATGCTGAACTGTCCAGCCGGCGATGTCAGGTCCTTGCTCCAGTTGCAGGCGATGACGTCGCTGTTCGACTCCCACGGGTCGACGTAGTTCGCTCCGGTCACGCCTACGTGCGTGGTGTTTCCGTTCGCGAGCCAGAGCGCTCCGGTGCCGACGATCGTGCTGAACACGTCGGGCAGCGTGCTCGGCTTCACCGGAACCTCGGGCGTGCCTTGGAAGAACGCGCGCACCTGCTCGTCGGACTGCCGTGAGATCCACAGCACCTCGCACGAGCTATTGACGTTGCGCGTGGTCACCCAACGACTCCTCTACGCGTCGCTGGCTTGCGATGCACGCTGATGTTGAGGAGACGACGCGCCTCGTTAGAGAGGTTGATCGTGACCTCCATCCCACCAGCTCCACCACCACGCATCGAGACGGGAACCACCTTCTCTGGATCGACAGGACGGAACTCACCTGGGTTCTTCGGATCGGGCTCGACGAATCCCGGATCAGATGTTGGTGTTGACGGACGCGAAACCGGCGTCTTGCCGATCATGATGTCGCGCATCGCCGCGTCGATGCCGCCTTCGGATGATCTCGGATCGACGACCTGCGTCTTGCCATCGATCTTCCTGCGCGCTTCGAGGTGGAGATGCGGAACCCATCCCGCTGTACCTTCTGCAACGGTACCGATCAGCTCACCAGCCTCGATGCGCTTACCCTTCTTGAGTCCAGGCTCGAAGTAGAGGTGCATGAACTTGTACCGAACACCGTTGTCACCGAGCATCTCGCCGATGTAGCCCTCCTTCTGCTCCTTGCGGTTCGCGAGGTACGGCGTGTTCGTGAGCCAGGTGCCTGGCATCGGTGCATACACCTTCTCACCCGGCCTGCCGTTGCCGACGGTGATGTCGCGAGCCATGTGCTTCGGATCGCCTGGACGGCTCTTGCGCCAACCAGGCTTGTATCCCTTCTCCTGCACGTCGCCAGGACCCATCGGCCAGTGGTCGCGTGACGCACCGTAGCCTTCGTTGAGGCTCGGATCTGAAGAGGAGATCATCTCCACCGCTGGTCCGGTGCGTCCAGCACCCCTCATGCGAGCGTCATCCGCAGACTCGATCGGTTTCAATCCAGTCGAACCGACGGCATCTCCGAGCGTGTCAGTCACGTCGCCACCGAACTCTTGGTTGACGTTCGGCGCTGCATCGGCACCGAACAGGCTCCTCAAGATCGGACCCTTCAGCGTGCGCCGCTCTTGCGTCGGAACACCCGCTCCAGACTTAAGATGCTTCTCCATCGCATCGGTGACGCCGGGCAAGAGACCTTCCGGTCCGGTGGGCAAACCCGACTTCTGGAGCGTTCGGAGAATGGCTTCGATGTCGGTTGGCTTGTGCTGCGGGAGGAGCGAAGACAAGACCTGAACAGCGAGAGCGAGGTTCTTCTCGCTCGGCTGCGCCATGTAGCGCTGAACCACGCTGAGGTGCATGTAGCGCTTGATGAGCATGTTCAGATCGACGCCGCCGGCCGCAGCTCCGCGCTGGACCTTCAGCCACGCCTCAGAGAACGACACGCCTGGTTGACCGAGCCCAGCAGCCTGCAGAGCCATGACCTGCGCGATGCCGCCACCCTCACCACCCTGCAGCCCCATGAGCGTGCCGCGCATTCCAGCTGCAGCCTGCGTGTCACCCTGGAACCTCGGCCCCATCTGACCGATGAACGTCTGCATGCGCGTGAGAGCTTCGTTGTCGATGTCTCCAGTCGTGATGGCTTGCGCCGCCTTCGACATCGCGGAGAATGCTTCACCCCAGCGTCCACGATCGAGGTTGGTGGTGAGCGCGACAGCGAGAGTGTCGGCGAAAACCTTGTACTCGCTGACCTCGTACTGCTTCCCTCCAGGTGATCTGCTCGCCCCACCACGCATCATCGTACCCATCAGCTCCGCGCCCGGCTGAGCCATGCCGTACGCAGCCTGCATGTGCATCAGAGCACCGGGATGATGCTGTCCGTAGGACGCGGACATCATCGACATGTTCGTCAGATCGCCCTGCGAGAGTCCCAGGTCGAGCATCCACTTCTGACGAGCGTTTGGATCTTGCGAGATCCTCCGCCAGTTGTCGCGAGAAGCAGTTCCTCCAGCTCGGAAGACGTCCATCGACGTCCCCATGTACGACTCCTTGGCCTCGGCCTTCTCGCCGTAGTAGCCGAGCACCTTGCCAATGATCGGAACGCGACCTCCGACGTCGGACAGGAACCGGAGCACCGACTTCTCGGAGAAGTCCTCCTGCAGCATGTGACCGAACGCGCTCACGGGGAACGCGTTCGCTTCGGCCATCAAGCCGCCCATCATGCGTCCGAGGAATCCTCCACCACCACCGCCTCTACCTCCACCGCCACCACCTCCACCACCGCCACCGCCACCGCCTCCACCACCGCCGCCTCCACCACCAGCTCCGCCTCCGCCTCCGCCGACGAACGCACCTCCGCCTGGAGGCGGCGCCGCGCCCGGACCACCAGCCACGGCGATGAGGTTTCCGAACCCCTGCTGCAGCGTCGTGAGGATGCTGCTCAGGATCGCAGTCACATTCTGCGGCGACCCTCCACCCTGCACAGGCATGCCGCTGCCGAGCACCTGACCGGAGACTCCTCCTCCACCCGCGATCGTCTGGTTGACGCCGCGCATGAAGTTCTCACCCCACTGCTGACCTTGGCGATACGCACCTTCGAGGTCGACGTCTAGGCCGACCTTCGGATTGTCACCTGCTGCCATCGTCGCCTCCGCTGGTGAAGTCGTCGTGGAACTCTTCCGGCCAATCCTCGGGCTTCGGCTTCGTCGTCGGCTTCTTCTTCGCTGTGAGCCACTTCATGACCTCTGGGTCGTTCTTGAACGCATCGAGAACGTCTGGGTCCTTGCCCTTCGCGAGCTGCGCCTCCCACTTGTCGATGACATCGTCGCCGGTACCCTTGAACACCACGACACCGTCCTCCGTGACGGGTGGGAACGCCTCGTGAGGTTCACGCTCGATGATGTCTTCCATGTACTCCACGAACAGCTCCTCGAACGTGTACTCCCTAAGCAGAGGGTCCTTGCGGGGACGGTTGTACTTCTGACACCACCACCGCTGCAGCCATTCGTCGTTGAGGTTCTGAGCTGCGACGGTGCGGAGAACGGCGGCGCTATTTTTCCAGACGGTTGCGAAAGGAGTTTTGGAATGACCTCACGTGCTCGTAGACGATCGTCAGCAGCTCCTCGTCGTAGGTGTTGAGTGGATCCCACCAGTCCGGCGTGTCGGTGAGCGTGACCTGGCAGAACGCGATCATCTCGTTGAGCCAGTCGATGTCGCGCGCGACGCGCTCACCACCGTTGTAGCGCGCCTTCATCAGACCGAACTGGCTCAGGTCACCAAGCGTCGGCCGCTTCACCGTGAAGTTGCCGATGAGCCGGTTGCCGGTGTCCGGGTCGAGATACTCGACCACGAACGACTTCGTGAAGGAGACCTTCTTGGTCGAGTCCCCTTCGAGGTCGCGGATGTCGACGTTCTTCGGCTTCGACGGTGCCGCTGCCGGCGTGGCCGGCGTCTCCTGCTTCTCTTCGCTCATGGTCCTCTTCTCCTCGTGCTTCTCTTCTTCTCATACCGAGCGCCGCACTACGCGGCGCCGGTCTAGATCTCGCTCTCGTCGAACGCGCGGATCGCAACGAACGTCACGTTCTGGCCGACGATGCCGCGAGCCGAGACGTTGAAGTTGTAGCTCGCGGTCTTCACCTGCTGGAGCAGGAACAGGATCTTGCCGGACACCTTGTCCTGGATCAGCGCGTCGACGCCCTGGATGCGCAGGATGTCGTCGAACTTCGGGAAGATGTTCTGCTCCTTGATCGAACCTGGCGCGTCTTCGTCCGTCGATGGTCCGACGGCGATCGTGCGGAACATCTGACACGTGATGGTCACGCGGTAGCCGGTCGGCGCGTGCTCGCGGACCTCCAGGTGGTCGAGCGTGTCGACGGGCTCGTACGTGATCTCCTCCGAGCCGCTCACGCCGCTCGCGAACCCGACGATCGAATCGTTGAACTTGAAGATGGCGCGGGCACCCGTGAAGACCCGGGTACCAGTGCCAGTTGGGAGTGCTCCGCGCGCCATGGTCTAGCTCCTTCGCCTTAGAGGCTGATCTGCGCCGGCACCAGTACGATGGTGTTCAGCACGAAGTTGATTCCCGGGGTCGGTGAGATGGTGAGGTTGACGAAGAGCTTGTCCCCGTTCAGCTGAACGGTGATGTCGCGGTACCCCTTGATGACCACCCCGTTGATCAACGAGTTGGTGATCGCACCAGCTTGGAGGAACAGCTCCATGACGCGCGAGACGACCGCCGGGACGGTCTGCACCGTCTGCAACGAGCCTGGACGACCGATGTACACGTCTTCGAGCGTCGAGCGCAGCTCGTAGGCGACGTTCTTCCAGATCTGGACGATCGTCTCCTCGGTGTATGCGTCGTTGTCGAGCTTCGTGAAGGTGGTGATCCCCTTGTCGATGCGGAATCCCTTGCCGGTCACGTTGTTGATAACGGTGACGCCGTTCAGCTCCAGCGCGACGACGTCGTCGTTGTTCGACTCCGACCACGACGGATCGCTCGTGACGCCGAACGCCTGGACGTACTTCCAGGTGATGGGCTCGCCGAGCGGAGCGCCCGCGCGCATGCCGGCAGCGGCGAGCGCGCTCGCCCACTCCGGGAACACGACGATCTCACCGTCGCTCGTGCGCTGCATCAGCGGCTTCTGCCCGTAGAGGCAGAGGTGCTCGCTGTTCTGCAGGTTCGCGGCGGCGATCAGCTCGGTCTTCGTTCCCTCCATGCCAGACCAACCCTGGCACTCGTTGCGTCCGGCGGTCGACGACACGAACTTGCAGTGCGCGACGAGCGACGCGAGGATCGACGGGTATGTGTACGTGCCGAGCGGACCCGCGATGCTCCACGTGCCGGGGAACACCTCGGTGAACCCGGCCGCGTTGGCGTACGTGACCTGCGTCGGCGAGATGTAGCTCGCGATCGTGAACGAGCCGTTGTTACCGATCGTCGTTGCGCCGACGATCGTGATCACGAGCCCGACGTGCGCGGGCGTGAACAGCGCCGCTGCGTCGGTCAGCGTGACCACACCGAGCGCGAACGCGAACGAGTCGCCTGTACCAGACGGACCCTGTGGAGCGTCAGCGGACGCGAGCGGGACGAGCTGGTTGACGCGCACGTTGCGGAGCGCCGTGAACCCGTTGACCCAGTCGCTGTTCGCCGACGTGCCGCGCGATCCGCCAGCGAGCTGAGTCGGTGCGAGCACGGCAGCTGGACCAGCCTGTCCGGTTGTCAGATCGTCGGTGATGATCGAGCTGTTGCTGTTGACCCAGTCCGCGAGGTCGAAGTTCCGAGCGAAGACGGTGGTGAGCGCCAGGATGCTCACTGCCACCAGGGCGTCGAGGTTCGCAGGATCGAAGCTGACCGCGTTCGTGATCAACGCCGCGCACGTGTAGCTCGGGTGGTTGTTGATGAAGTTGATGATGTCGTTCAGGTTCGAGAAGTTGTCGAACGAGATCGTCAGATCATCCGCCGGCACGTTCGGCGCGCTGGTCACGACGACGATCGACGTGTCGGTGATCGTGATGTCAGCCGCCGTCGCCAGACCGGTGTACTGGATGCTGAACTTGCCCGTGCCGCCGAGCGACGGGCTGACCTCGGTGATGAGCGCGCCGAAGTCGTCGAGGTCGGTGATCGTGATGACGCGCTCGTTCGCCGTCGTGCCCACCGAGAGCGCGACGGTGATCTGGTTCATGTCGATGCCGTACTGCAGCGACTTGAACAGGTGGATGCCGCCGTGCGCGAGCTGCGCCTGCGTCGAGAGGTTGACCTTGTAGCAGACGATCTGCTGCGCACCTGCCGGGATGCGCGGGTCGTTGCCGGGTGCAGCTGCGATGGCAGCGGCGTCGACGAGGTTGCCGGTTCCGTAGAAGTCCTTCACACCAGCGGGCGACGTGAAGATCTGCACCGTGCGAGGTTCGCCGCCGTCAGCTTCGCCGATGAGACCAACCGTGCCGATGCCGTTGAGCGCGACGTTCTGGAACTGCGAGGCGTCGATCTTGGTCGAAGCTCCGGGCCGAACAAGGACCGCACCATTGAAGAGGACGAACTGGGACATGGACCGGAGCTTCGACCAA